TAACCCTCTACCTGAGGGTGAGAGTTGGACACCCTGACGGGTTCCTGTCTATCTCTCTATGAATGGTTGACTTATGCCCCATTGACTGGGGCTGTGGATAACTTAAACAGAGTTTTCCACAAGTTATTAACAGTTGTGGATAACTATTGTGGATAAAGTAAGGGGTGAACTATCTCCCCTGTCGTGTCGAAGTTTCCCCCCCGTTATGAAATAAAATCTAGAATCCTAGAAGTAGTTGAATCTTCAATCATTCCTTAGTTGTCAGAGGTTCCGTCGGTGTGATGTAAAACACAGTCAACACCCCTTGACAATCTTCTCCCCGTGTGCTTTATGGGTTTTGCCCTTGTCGGTTTATGTGATGTAACTCACACGTTTTAGGGTTGACAAGCCCCCGCCAAGCGTGAGAGAGTTATCTCACAAGGGCAAGCAAGCCCCCGAACGAAAGGCACAAAATGAAGCAACTCAACCAGCGCGACGCTATCCACTACATAGCAACCCGCCAGCCATTTAAGGCGTCTGCATTAACTGGCGAATTCAAGGAATACACACCAAGCACAGGGCGACTAAATGCCGAAGAGTCAGCAAAACTCACCGCAGATTTTGCCCAAGCCTTGGATGGTTTTGTAGTCTTCTCATACTCAACCCCTGTTGCGTGGTTCACCACACTAGGCGGTTGGTACGTCGTAAGTCAGAAGTTCAGCCCTACAACATCAAAACACCAGAACTACATCCGCCGAGCAATTGCCGAGAGCCTACAGGGGGCGAACTAATGGAGACCAAGCAAATTATAAGCACGGGAGCCTATGGTCAAGCCTTGCAAGGTTGGGGCGAGCCTAGCGAAGAGGTTAGATTAGGTCAAAAAATACGGGTCACCTTTGAGGGGCTCAAGCCTAAGACGGGGTACGCCTACCGAGAAGACGGATTTTGGCTAGGTATCCGCTACAAATGGAATGCTAACCGTTGGTGGAGTTTGCTCAACTATAACAACCCACTCACCAAATTGGAAGTTGAGGAATTAGACGGGCAGGGAGTTGCTAGTTATCGGACACTATGGGAAAGGGGCAACTAATGGACACGCTAACCAAAACTATGTTAGCAATTGGCGGGGTGTTCCTCTTCCTAATCGTCCTGATAATTGGGGCACTTGGTACGGCTAACGGGTGCGCCACGGGTGAGACTCAGCAACTCATCACCTATCAAAACGCGCCAAACGGCGAATGGGTTACAGAACCCGTCTATGCAGATTGTGAGGGCAAGTGATGAACGCTTTACTTCTAGCCCTTGCACCGATAGCCTTACTCTGTATCGCAGGTTTATTTATCAACGACGAAATGACAGGAGAATAAAATGCAAACAACTATGGAAGATTTACACCGCCTTGTTGCGGTGCTTGAAGAACTAGTACAACCCCTCTTAGAGGGTGAAGTATTAGAAGCAACATACGAATCCAACAAACGCCCGCACCTAGTACTACAGGCAGGAAGCAAGACTTACGGACGCGCCTATCGAATCTTCTTCTCAGGCGGTAGTAAGTACGGGTCGGGACACTGGGAACCTCGCGGATTCAGCGACTACCTAGGCGGTACCAAGGCAGAAGCAGAGCGCACACTCAGGAGCCTAATCTCAGGTATCCGTACGGGCTTGATGATTGCAGAGGGCAACTGATGGAAACAACATTCAAACCGCACACCATAGATGAACTACTCACCACAATTTACGAAGAGAACTACTCACACCTAGAGTTCATTGTGCAGATGACAAACGAGGAATGCGATTGTAAAATCTGCGTGACAATGCGTACAATTTTAGAGTATTGGGGCGAGTAAATGCCACTATGCGGAGATTGTTTAGTACCAATTAACCAATGCACACACGGACAGGAGCGCAGGAAATGACAACACAGGAACAACAAATGGAAGCACTAAAGACTTTACACGAAGCGATTCAAGCACTGAAAGATTTGGGATTCATCACAGATGAGGAGGAAGCAGAGTGAGTATCGAACTATTATCAATGGGCAAGACTGAGACAGCGTACGATAAGCGGATTAGTTTTACTTACGAGGGGCAAGAGTACCTAGTTGATTTACATTGGGATACGCACGACGGATACGACCTGTCTTTCACAGATACAACGGGCGGTTATAGGTCTATGCCTGAGCCTGAGTGGGCTACGAATTGGTCAAATGAAATTGGCGAGAGCCTTGCTTATACCCTTGATGAACTATCAGATGAGATGTTGGAGGCTTCCTATCTATGACACACTATGAAGTCAAGGTTTGCAAGGTTGTTTACACATCATCAGATGAGTTTGCTACCTTCGAGGAAGCACGAGATAAGGGCATAGCCGTACGCAATGCGCTTAGAGAATCGGATACGAGTTATGGCGTGGAGTACTTCTTCGAGGTCGAAGAGTTGGAGAGCGCAACAGATGAGTAAACAATTTAGAGTTACATACGAAACCAAGGGCGTGAAGGTGGTCAACGTCTGGCTACCAGAGGGCGCAGAACTACCCAGCAACTGGGGAAGTATGACTCTTAGAGAGCAGGACGAGTGGCTTTACGACAACCAATCGGAAGCACATCTTAATTGGTCGGACGAAACAGAGGGCGAAGTCGTGAACATCTTGCCAGTTGCAGAACTAAAGGTGGTCATCTAATGACACTAAAGGATAAGCGTTGGCACGCAGAGGGTAACTGCAACGCACATCCTGACCCTGACTTGTGGCACTACGAGAACAGTATCCACTCAGACGAGCAGAAGTTACAGGTACTGCGTAGCGTTGAAGCGATTACCCTATGTCGTACTTGTCCAGTCAAAGATAAGTGCTTAGAAGAAGGGCTAGAGCCTGAGAACGTACAGTTCTGGGGTGGTTGGGGCACTATCTGGGGTGGATTGTTGTTATCAGAACGTTATAAACTACTTAAGCATAGAGATAACGAGAAGATTGTGACCGCAGAACAGAGACACAGACGTGATGTTCGTAAGATTCTTGATAAACTTTACGGATGAAACGACATCTGATAGCAGTCTCAATCCTAGTCACGGCAATCTTGTTCGCACCATTCGGTAATGACGTGCAGGTACAGGTCGGGGTAAACCTCAACCACACCAAGCCAAAGCCTGACCCACAGACCAAGGCAACAATGGAACAGAAGCGGGACAACAAGATAATGGCAATGAGATTTGCTAAGGCAGGGTGGAACTGGGATAGAACTCAGCGACGTTGTGCCTACTCATTGTTTATGAAGGAGAGTCGCTTCGACCATTTAGCCAAGAACCAGCAGGGAAGTAGCGCATTCGGTATCGGACAGGTACTTAAGGAGACGAGTAAAGACCCAGCGATACAGATACTCAACGCCTACAAATACATAGCCCACCGCTACGGAACACCGTGCAAGGCGTGGTCGCATAGCCAGCGCAGAAACTGGTACTGATGCTAGACCTGACGGGCACACCTATCTTCACCTGTATCTGTGGTTGCAAGATGTTTACAATCACCGTAATGTGGGATGAAGAGACAAGAGAGGTAGGTTGGTATGACCTACGACAGGAATGCAAGGAGTGTGGGGCAATCAGCACCGCACCAACACCGATAGATTGGAAAGACTAATGCCAACTTATGAGTATCGTTGCAACAAATGTATGTCGCACCAAGAGATTACTCGTAGCGTAGAAGAACGAGATGATGAGGTCACTTGTATTTGTGGTCACGTCAGTACTAGAATCTATAACACACCAGCAATCCGCTTCAATGGTAGCGGGTTCTATTCAACAGGAGGATAAGATGTGTGAAGTATGTGAGAAGGGCGGATGCTCCGCCTGTGAACCAAAGAACAATACTCTTCAGTTTGCTAGTGGCAAAGAGATAGAAGAGTTCTATGACAACTATTCAGAGTCTATGTATGTAGACCCAGCAGAAAGTACCCAAGATGAAGTGCAGTAAGCATAAGTTCCCAACCGAAGCACACGCTAAGGCTATGATTAGTAAGGCTTGGTCAGGTCAAGCAACGTGGAGAGGTAAGCCTTTGCCAGTGCGTTGCTACAAATGTAGCCAGTGCAACTCTTGGCACCTGACATCTAAGCCATTGATGACAAGAGAAGAACTAATGCAAAGGAGTAAGGCTAATGCGTAAGATGTTATTGATACTGCCGTTCCTTGTACCAGTTGCAATCCTTGCAGCGTACGCAGCGTTATTCTACGGGACTATGTTCCTCTTTAGTTACGCTTTCTAAATCCTCATCACGGTAAGGCTTGAAGCCACCAATCTTGTTGATGAGTTTACGGATACCACGTTTGTGTCTCATACGAGCAGCATCTTCTGAACCAAGTTCGAGTTCCTTCGCTATGTCAGGGAAATCCATCGCTTCTGCGTGGCGAAGGAACAATAACTTCCTATCATCCTTAGTTAGTTTCCAGTATGCGAAGTCAATCTCAATCATCATCGCCATCATATTACCACCTTCATTAGGTGCTGATGGTTTACCAGGGCGACCTAAATCTACTTTGTTAATCTGACCCCACTCACCACGAAGTACTGGTGTGAGTAATGCTTCAACCATATCTGCTTCGTAGTAGAACAAGTCGCTAGTCTCATAGCCACCAGACTTAGCCTTCCAATGCTGACAATAATCTAATGCTTGGTTGCGTAGGCTACGATAGATTAAGTTCTTTGCATCCTTAACACCAATGGCTTCCCAAGTATCCAACTTATTTGGATGTTCGAGGAACCATTGGTACAGGGACTGACGGATATCTTCTAACTCTATGTCGCTGAACTTACGGTGGTATTCAGAAGCAACGGCATCCACCACATACTGCCAAGGTTCTATACGCGCCCACTCAAGCGTCACGATAACTCCTTCTCAATAGCCTGAATAGTGTCGCAGGGATAGCCCATTAGGTATTCGTTGTGTGGGTCACAAGTGCAAGTTATCCCCAATACTCCTGAATAAGGCTTATGTAATTCCACTACTGCACGAAGGGCTTTGGTCCTACGGTCATCACAGTAATCGTAATCAGCATCCCAGTTCTTATCTATCCTTGATAGCAATTCATCGTGTGTCACTTAATCTTCACTCCGTTATCTAGGTGGAGGAAGCCGACTAGTTTCATTTTATTATTCTTATTAGCAAACTCTGTGGTGCTAGGCAACCACTTCTCATTCCACTCAATAGGCATCATCATATGCAGAGGGAAAGCCCACACACCAAGAGGAGTTGAGTTGATGTACCAAGGTGTGAAGCCAAGCAAGTGTGCTTCCTCAATCAAGAAGTCATACTTCATCTTCTCAATGAGTAGGTCAGGGTAGTGTGTCTTGCGTGACTTGAGTTCGATAAACATTTTGTATCGGTCAGTCGTGCAATCAAACCCGTCGTACTCTTGAGGTGAATGGATAAGGTCGGGCAGGTATGCTTCCCTCAACCACTCAAAGAGTTCCTTCTCTCTCATCAAATGTCACGCACATCTTTAGGCAAAGCAAAGATTGATTCGTTGTCCCACTTATTGCGTAGTACTAGCAGTCCGATGATTGCGTAGTTCGCCATATCTTTGAATGAATCTTCAAGTGACTCGTGCTCAGGTGTTGCACCGCTGTCAACTAGGTTGTTGATGCGTGCTAACTTGTCGTGCATACGTACACGTAGCCCATTGATTGCACCGCCTGGTGCCTGAGAGATATTCTTCGGACCATAGTCTCTGTGCTTACTCAGTAGCAAGTCAGTCAGTTCCTTGGTCAGGTTGCTCAAGTCTACTTCGAGATGGAGTTCGCGTGCAACAGAGGAATCTTTAGGCTTACCATCAGGAACGAACCGTCCTTGTCGTATGATGATACCTTCAGTCCTTGATTCGTCAGATGATTTATAATCTGCCATATCTCTTCACGCTCCGCCTTCGTCGTCATTGGTTTCCGTTTCTAATAGTCGGGCTAAGTTCTGGTCGAAGTCCACAAGTGCTGACTTGACAACCATATCCTCAACCAGTTCGTCTACTAGGTCGTAACCATTCTCACTAGCAAATAGTGTAACATAAGTAGACTGTGTTATAAGTCTTATCTGGTCAGGCTCGTCAGCATTGTTGAACATAAACCGTAGCAGTGAGCCTAGCAGAAGTTTGTATCCATTGGGCAAGATGTAGTAAGGGTCGAACTCTTCGTCGTCCTCAAGGTAATGGTCCACTAGTTCAAACGAATCCTCAAATGTAATATGACAGTCGTGGCAGTAGTTGTGCGGTGTGTCCTCTTCCATCAGAAGTCCACTCCAATTTTATCCAGAATATAATCTTTGCCTTGCGACACGTACACTGAATTGACATCCTCTCCATCCCCAAAACTGACCACTGTGACTGGCAGTTCTCGAGCAAGAGAATTGGCGAACTCTCGCCCTGGAGCATCTCCATCTGCAAAGACAAAGACTCGCTCAAAGTCTGCAAGCAATCGTGTGTAATGCTTCTTCCAACTATTCGCACCAGGTACACCAACGCAAGGAAAGCCAACACACCTAGACATAGTAAGGGTATCCAGTTCACCTTCGCACACTCCTATCCAATCACCTGCACGTTGTACATCAAGCACGTTATACATACGAGTCTCTGCCCCAGTCATACCCATATACTTAGGTTCAACTGCAGGGTTGAGACTTCTAAATCTTAAGTCAACCACACCAGTCTTGGTGATGTAAGGAATTGATAAGCGTCCAGCGTATTGTTCGTGACCAGTATCAGGCTCCGCGACTACGCCTAATCGAGCCAACCGTGCTACCTCCAGGGGTATTCCTCTGCTTGCTAGGTAATCTTCTGCCAGATGAATACTTTCCGCGTACTTGAGTACTGACTTCCCCAGTAATTCCTTCTGCAAAACGCTTTGCTTCATTAAAGTTTAGTCCCTCTTGTTGTGCGACGATTTGGATGCTGTTGCCTTGAACTCCGCAAGCAAAGCAGATAAAGATATTCTTGTCGAGGTTGGCTGTTCCACTCTGGTGTGAGTCACCGTGAAAGGGACACCTAAGATTGACTTGTCCGTGAGTACTGCGTAAGGATGCCCCGTAGTGTTCAAGGATTCCTTTGATAGATGGCAAGTCGTTGTCAATTTTTATCACCATACCCTGCTTCCCGTAGCAACCACACTAAGTCTTCGCCCCTCATTAGAGTAACCCAGTCACCGACTGACTTCTCTCCCTGTCCGTTGAGTCTTAAGACTACAATGCCAAGGTCGCCCTTGTTCCTGTCTTTTAATTGTGCAATAGCAGCAGCAGGATTGAATCCTGTGCGTGCCTTTACTTCCCAGTCAATACCGATTGTGCCAGTGATATCAGTACCACTACGCCCAGCACCTGTTGACTCAGCAAAAGGGAAACCATTCTCCGCTAGGAAGTTAGCCCAAACCTTTTGACTTCGGTATCCTCTGTGCTTACGCGATTGACTTGGCAATTAGGATGCGCTCTTGTCCTTGTTGAGGATGCGTACTGCCCACGCTAGTCCAGCGTTGAGTCCGTCCGTCCACTCATCAGTGACTGGCACCTTTGCTGCTTCAATCTTTTCAATCAATGCAGCAGTCTCTCGCTTAACCTCAAGCAATACGTATGCACGCATCTCCTGTGTTAGGTCGTCTTCTTCTTCTCTAATCATCATCCACCATTCTCTGGGATATCGTCCATAAACATATACTCAGGATTGAAAGCAAGCCAAGCCATTAAGTTAGCGTTAGCATCAGCCCTTCCGTATCTGTTCTTTACAGGTGAGACAGCCATTGAGGTTCCCACTACACCTAGTGTACAGATAAGTGCAGGAATTTGCGCGACCTTACCCTGCAATGCAGAGCGTGGCTGAGTTGGGTTTCCTGGCACTGCTTCGGATGTATGGTGTAAGACAACAATTGCTGCATTAGTAATACGTGCTAGGAACTTTAACTCTTTCATCACTGCACGCATAGATGCAAACTCTTCACCGCCATCTGTTGCAATGTCCATCAAGTTGTCGATGAAGATTGCTTCAGGTGGACAACCCCATAGTTCCTCGAATGCTTCAACCTCTTCGTTGATATCTAACAGAGTCGGACTGGATTCAAATGACCACACAATGTGTGATGACTTCTGCAGTACAGCCTTAGTCCAGTCAACATCTCGTTCCATCAACGCTTCAACATCTGTCTGATTCTTACCGCTAATCATTGATGCTAAGCGCATAGCCATAGTGTGCGAGTTAGTATCTGCTGATATGTAAAGAGTTGGAACCCTCATACGAAGGGCTAAAGCCAGTGCCAGAGTGGACTTTCCCACACCTGGTACACCTGCAAACATCGACACTTCTGAGCGTCGGCAAA